TTTTCTTTCTGCGTACAGTTTTCCAATGCCTTCCCAACATCGGCAAAGACCTGTTGTTCTAAGAGTGTCATCGCTTTAGCCACCTTTTAATGGTTAGTATTGCCCACGCCTTAACACGCCACACGAGTGCATCCTGTTCGGGTGTAGACTGCGGCTCCTCTGTCCAATGTAGCTTCATGATGCCTCTTTAACCATTTTATCATACAAGTGTTGTGCGTATTCGTGGGTGAGCTTGCTCACGAATAGCTTGCCTCTGTTGTGATCAACCCACTCAATACCGAGCTGCCTGCCGATCCATTTCGTGCCCATGAATCCGAGGTTGTGAAAGTATAAATCGACAGCAAGGCGGCGAGCCATCCGCTCCTCGCGTTTGGTGTTGCCATTCAAGAAGTCCGAGATGTCAACACCTGTTGCGATTGCCACGGCTTCCTTTAGTATCTGCGAGCGTTCGCCTATGGTTTTAATCATTGTTGCACTTCAAGTATAGGTTCTATCAACTCGCCATCGACAAACGCTTGCATAGCATCCTCAATGTGTAGTTTCGCAGCGTTCAGCCCGTCCCCAAATCCCTCAAAATACCCTTCGTCTTTCCCGTCCCAAAACGCTTCGGCTTCTTGCATGCCGAGCGCTGATTCCTTGATCCTCTTGTGTATCATCACCACGGCTTGCCGAATCTGTACGTTTATTGCTTCTCGGTGCGTTCCGTTGCTTGTGTTCATTTCAGTTCCTCGATCAGTTTAGACAGGGCGGTCGCGTCTGCTGACTTTGCCTGTTCGATGTATGCTGCCTGCTTGTCCTCTGGCAGCTTCTTGATAAGCGACCATGCGAAGTTCTTCTGCTTCTGCGTTGCCTCGCGTGGACCCTGCTTCGCCTGCTTACTGACCGCCTGCGCTACTTCGTCGGCACTCGCGTATTCGGTCCCAGCGTAGCCTGCGGCTGCCAGAGCGCGTCCGATGGCGCTTGTCTCCGAGTTTTCAAGGGCTGATGTGCTATTGATGCCGCGCTGCGAGCGTTCTTCTTCGGCGTAGCCAGTAGCCACCACGCGACCCTGCGGATCTGTTATGATGGCTCGCATGATGACCGTCTGTGCGTCAACGGCGTAGCACTGGGTTTCAATGCCCCAGCCATCGTCGATTGGATAGCCTTCCCTAAACTCGCTCACACGTAGCGCCACGGTCTTGTACTGCTTGCCGTGTATGTTAACGATTCCGCTCATTGGTTTCCCTCTCCTTCTTGTTTTCTGTTTGCTCGGTTGTTCGCCCTTCTGGGTTGTTCTGCATTATCTCCAAGATCCGCTCACGCTCGCGCCTGCGAATATCTTGATACCAATCATCATGCGTTTCCATTGTCTACCTCGTCCATCTCTTTAATGATTGCCGCCATGCGGTCAAGGCTGCGCCGAAGGGATGTGGTATCGATCGTCCGCAGTTGCGGTATTTCTTTCTTCTCCTTCCACATCTCGTACCGCTCGTCGGCAATCTCGTCGTAGTAGGTATCGAAGTTGTCCGTCTCTCTCTGTGTCATTGTCTCTCTCGGTTGGTTATGGCTCGCGCCGTTTTGTTTATACAAAGGTCGCGCTTTATTTGGAATTATTCTACTACCTCACAAACCTTTCACAATCAGTCCCGAAGGTATCGGTACGTGTACGTCTTGCGGCGGTACGGTCCGGCGTAGGCTGACCCATCCCGCTCTATCTTCGCTGCATCGTGCAGGTCCGTGATGGCTCGCCTAACGCTGGTGATCGGCACATCGCCACGTAAGAAGGTCTTGATGGTCCACGCATGGATGGATGTGTTAGGCATGGACCTGAACAGGTCGAGGATGCGCTTCGTCTGTGATGCGGCTGACTGGGTTGAGGTTGCCAGTTGCTCGCCTGTCTCTCTTGTTGTGTTGTAGTACATCAGTCTTTATTGGTTAGTTGTACGTTGTTCTCGTCAAGCAGTCGGTTCAGCATCTCCACATCGCTACCTGAGAAGGTTGCGCTTTTTGGCTTGTCTGCTACCGTTACTAACAGCGTAATGATCGAGATCACCACGGCGGCGGTCAGGAATCCTGCCGCAAAGATGGTCAGTTCGTCGTAACTCATTGGGTTTTTTGTTTGGCTTTTCGTTTTTCATATCGGCGGTCCCAAAAGGTCTGAGGATCTTCGTCCTTGCACCATTCGAACCACCATGAAAGGTCTCCCTTTTTTCCGTTCGTATAAGTGGATATATCTAACATATCCTTGTCCATTTTGGGTGCCATTATCCGATGATGGTTCTGATGATGAAGTAGGCGATCCCGATCGCGAGCGTCCAATAGAACACTTTGTCAGGGATGTCAAACAGGCGCTCGACCTTGCGGAGTAGTTGTGTCTTTGTCATTGGCTTGATGGCTTACTTAGTATTTTTTAGAATTATGGCTACAGATTTTTCTCCATCCCACACGGCTTCATATTCAATACCTGCATCACTAAATCTTTGCTTGCCGTAAAAATTGCCGATGTATCGATCTTTATCAGCAAGAAAGTGCTGAGAGCCAAATCCGTTTGTACCCCTATCGCCTAACTTGATGGTGTAACCATCTGTACGCCTAATCAGTAGGCTATCTTTGAGGCGATAGATTCCCTGATAAAAACCTGCTTTTTGTAATGGTCTCATTGGTCCGTTGTTTTCTGGTTGATCTGTGTATTACTTATTGATTCCATACCCCGCACCTTTCAATCCGTCCCTAAATCCCTTGTTAAATACGGACTCGCTGAGAGGTGTGTCTTTTGCATTAACGATGTATACGACGAAGCGGTAGTGATAGGCTCTTTCTGATTCTATTTTTCTAAGGCGCAAGTTTCTTTCGTGCCATGATTCGTCATCAATGCACTCTTTTGAATCGCTTAACATGACACTACCACCGGATTTGTATCCTGCTCTATAAAGCATATCTCTCTTTCCCATTGTCTCTCTCTTGGTTGTGCCGCCTTACGGGGCGGCGGGTTGTTCTTGGTTCAACGATTTAACTATCGATGTGCAACTTCAGGTGCGGCGAAGGTTATCACGCCCATCCACTCATCAGAGCATCGGTCAATTTTGCCTGCTGCGTACAGTTTGCGAAGGTAAACGAAGTGGGAGGCAGGCGCTTTGCTCAGATCAATCTGAACGGCGTGTCCCTCAAGAATAGCGGAATCAACAAGTGCGATGAACTGGTCCCGGCTATTGAGCGGCGAAGGTTCGCAAATGGTCATTGTCTCTCTCGGTTTGTGATGGCTTGCGCCGTTTGTTGATATGAAGGTCGGGCTTTTTTTTGACATAATCACGTCCTTCACAGACAGTTCACACAAACCGATCATCTTTGTACAATTGCACAGTTTCTGGGCTTGAACCGATCGTTGGCACACGATTATCATGGTGGTGGCTGATGCAACAGGTGTCCGTGGTTATGGAAGCGGAGCCGTTCGAGGTGCAGGAGGTCAACCGAAACACGTTGGGGATGCAGGCAACGAATCCCGAACAGCACACAGGGGCGGCGTTCTTTCGGCTTTATATAACCCCTGTTGTACCCTTTTGACATTCAGGGTTAACGCACCGTATCCTGAGAGACAGAACAAAACAAATCCAAAAAGAAGCCACACACAGCACCAGGCGAAGGATTTACCGAATTGCTGACAATGGCTACTTTCTCAATAAGGATATGAAGGCACTTGTCCCGAACAGCATCGACGCGAAAGCCATCGGATACATCCAGAGGCGATTGAAGCGGAGCCTGACCTACAACGAGAAGGAGGCGCTCGTCGGCAACATCGAGCCGGGATCTGGGCAGGACTTCAAGGATGCCGTGGACTTCTGGTTTGACCACGGTCTATCCTTCGAGGGACGCGAAAACATGGAGGACTTCCGCACCAATTACCTGAGACGCTGCGCCGACCGCAGGGAGCGCGAGTGGGCAAAGGAGAAGGCAGAACTACACAACACCAAGATCATTGACCTTTTCGACGTTAGCATATGAGGCAGAGATGCTCTGCCACAAGATTACCGGGTTGTCTATCGCTCAATGGGAGCAGTCCATCAAATCCCGCAGGGAACGCGCCTTGCGCTCTGGGAAATTACATGGGCTACCTATCAGCCAACACCAACGAGACGAGTGGATTGGCTTTTACGACCTGTCACCCGATGACTTTGAGCTTGTTTGCATCAATAGGGACGGTGGCTATAATCAGAACGCCGTGGTGCGCTCTGAGAACAAGGCCCGAGCAGAGCTTGGAGACGCGGCAAGACCCGGCGAGGCGCTGCCAGTACCGAACGTCGAGGATGTCTCCGATCATTGGTGGTCCTATTACGACCGCAACCAAAAAGCTCAAGCGCCGCGATGCACGAGCCTGCTCGGTTACAGGCTGAGAAACAGGCTCGAACATAGATGATGGCGCAGGCGTTATATTGACATGGAAAAGATCAAGCCACACCCGCCGGAGCAGATACCCGTTGCGGCACTTGTACCACCAACCGTATTACCTACGATGATCAAGAAACTACTCGACCGCCTGAAAGAAGCATCTACATGGGCAGGTCTTGCCATCATTGCGCAGTTCTTGCCGATTGGCATTGAGGACTTGCAGGTTATTTGGGAAGCAGTCACAGCGCTCGCTGCCGTTGCCGCCATGTTGATCCCAGAAGGCAAAGACAAGAAAGAATCCGATAAAGGATGAACGCACCCGAGTACATCGTCCTGCATACGCTCGCCTTTGATGGTGACGCAGGTATTGATCGGGTTCGGCGTTGGCATCTTGACAGGGGATGGTCGGACGTTGGTTATCACTACCTGATTCGCAGGAACGGTGCGCTTGAAACAGGAAGGGCAGAGTACGAGCAAGGCGCACACGCGCTCGGGTACAACAGCCGAAGCTTAGGCATAGCCTTCGAAGGTCACGGAGATCATGAGATGTGGACGCTGCCGCAGGTCTTGTCTGCTGTCCGCTTATGTGATCGCCTATCCGATCTGTACGGCATAGCGCCACACAACATCCTCGGACACCGAGAGACGGGAGCCAAGAAAACCTGCCCCGGCAGCAAGATCGACATGGACGCCTTCCGCGCCCTGTTTTTCCATTGTATACCAGAGGACTGATCTTACACTCACGCGCACATGAGCGAAAAGAAACACACGGACGAAGAACTTATTGCCGCTATTGTAAGACACAAGGGGATTATAACTCGTGTGGCTGAGGATCTTGGATACCACCGCCAAACGATCTACGACCGCATGAACGCTAACGAAGCGATCAGGACGGTCTACAATGCCCTCAAAGACCAGATTGCCGACGAGGTGCAGGACTGCATCGCCACGGTAGCGATGGACCCAACGCACCCGTCATGGTTTCAGACCGCTCGCTATTACAGCCGGGTCAAGATGGGATGGAGTGAAAACAACACCATCGACATTACCTCCGGCGGTCAGCCATTGCAGATCAACTTCGTCCCGGTCGATTCCGACCACGATGACTAATGTCTGGCGATCAGATCCAGTACAACAGCAGCTACTCTGGCTACATCAAAAGTCAGGAAAGGTACGCGGTCCTGTTTGGCGGGGCGGGATCGGGTAAGTCCTACACGGTAGCACAGAAACTTGTATACCGCTGCATCCAGAACAAGCGGGAGCGCATACTTGTAATTCGTAACGTATACCGCACCTGCCGCGAATCAACGTTCCGTCTACTCATCGAGGTGGCTGCATCTTTTGGCGTAGAGGTAACAGCCAACCGCTCTGACCTGTCCATAACCTTTCCCAACGGAGCGCAGATTATACACGCTGGACTGGATGACCCCGAGAAGCTAAAGTCCATTGCAGGCGTTACCTCGGTCTGGATAGAGGAGGCAAGCGAGATCAAGGAGGACGCTTTCCGGCAAGTGGACCTGCGACTGCGTGGCGATGTGCCAAGCTACAAGCAGGTGACGCTGACTCTAAACCCAACCGACTCGCGCCTTTGGGTCCGGCGGTGGCTCGATGAGAACCCTGACCTGTTTGTCTTGCGCACTACGTGGCGCGACAACGCCTTTCTGGATAAACAGTACATCGACGTTTTAAAGTCGCTTCCCGAGGACTTGAGGGCCGTATACGAACGCGGAGAATGGGGAGAGGCGCTCAAGGGCGTTATTTACCCAGAGTGGAAAACACACAACGAGCAACGGGAACCGGACTTCTACGGAATCGACTTTGGGTACAACAGCCCATCTGCCGTGGTTGCCGTAACCGTAACCGATCCCGATGTCTACGTCCGCGAGGTAATTTATCAGAGCGGTCTGACAAACTCTGACCTGATTGCTGAGTTAAAGAAAGCGGTCAGTAATAAAAACCTGCCAATTTACTGCGATGCAGCAGAACCGGACCGGATAGAAGAATTGATCCGCGAAGGATTGCAGGCGTATAAAGCCGACAAAAGCGTGAAAGATGGTATCGACTTTGTAAAACGTTTTAACCTAAACGTGCATGCAGGGTCGCAAAACTTACAGAACGAACTACGGGAATACCGATGGGACGAGGACCGCAAATCAGGCGAACTGAAGGACGTTCCTCTAAAGCGGCACGACCATGCCGTTGATGCCATGCGATACGCCATCTTTACGCACCTGAAAGGCGCAACAAACACCTGGGGAGTCTGGTAATGCCGAAGCCCGATTTTTATGTACTGGGATCGTCAACGAAAGGCGTAAGCCTAAACGACCCCGAATGGCTGAACATCTTTAACCTGCATGGTCACGAACACGTTGCCAAGATGTCTCCGGCGGTAGCATGGACAGACGAAGGTTGGACCCGGCGGTGTGTAGACGTTAGAGCGAAGGCGATTGCAGCTTTGCCCTTCGTTGTTCACAAGGGCGATATGACGAATGTCGTTTGGAAGGCAGGCGAGGAAGCGCCCGAGGAACTGGCATGGCTTGACCTGTTCGACTACCTATACAGAGCCGAGGCATCGCTCGCCCTTGTCGGTGCGGCCTACGCCATGAAAGAAGGCGCGTTTAACAAGGAAGGGGTAATAATTAAAGCGGACGGGCTGTCTTGGATAAACCCGACGAGCATCAAGCCATGCTTTAAAGATGGCAAGTACGGACCCGACGAGCGCGGCAACTTCCGCTATTACGAGCGGTCAGCCAACCAGCGCAAATTCCAAGTGCCTCGGTCTCGCATTCTCGGCACGTTCCAGCCCTCGCCCTTCGTAGAACAGGGACCGGGATCGGCAGATGCTCGCTCGGCGAATATGCACAGCCAGATCCTTCATGACCTTGCCGAATACACAAGCGGGCAGCTGCGCTCGGGTCTGGTTAAAAAGACGGTCTGGGTTGCCGACAAGGACGCTCGCCAACCGGACGAGTTGACGGTCAAGCGGTGGCAGCGGTGGGTGCGCCGCAACATACTTGGCACAAAGCCGACACCTGATGACCCGATGGTCATGCAGGGGCTGTCAGCACAGGAAGTAGGTTCTGACCTGTCCGACCTCCACAGCGATGTGATAACCAGAGACGCAAGAGAAGCCATCGCCTCAACGCTTGGCGTTCCGCACTCGCTCGTCATGTCTAACGCTGCCAACTACGCCACAGCCAAATCGGACCAGTTATCGTTTATGGCAAACACGGTTGTGCCGCAGGCTCGCCTACTCGCTCACGCTATCAACCAACAACTGCTGATGCCGCTCGGATACCACCTTGAGTTTGAGCCGCACAAGACGGAGGTGATGCAGCAGAGCGAGTTGGAGAAGGCGCAGGCAATCGCTCTTGCCGTAGGTGGTCCGGTGCTGTCCGTCAACGAGGGGCGCGAGTTGCTCGGGTACGAGCCGATACAAGGACAGGACGTTGTCGCAGAACAACCACAGGAGGTCCGCTCGGCTGATACCGTATCCGATACCAAGAACCTCGACATTCAACGTTGGCGCACCAAGATCAGCCGCAAAGGACGGGACGTAAAGTTTACTCCTGATGCACTGGCTGACCACGAGGCTGATATTATCCGCGAGCGTCTGGCAACAGGCGCAGACCTCGACGAAGTATTCAGGCCACCCTTCGTGGGTTTTTAGAAGCCGACCGGAGCGAAGCCGAACCGGAAGGCACAAAGGCACTCAACCCGTTGGCTCGGTCACGGGCGGGATGGCGTGAACACGCAGAAGCGATGGAGCGCCTTATCGACAAGGAGGTTGAATCCTTTGTTGATGATATAGAGCAGGCTATCACCAAGCAGATCGACGCCGCCGCACAAGCCGTCCGCAACGACAGCAACATCGATGCCGCCATTGACTCTGAGCCGATTGCCGAGGTGTATCAGGAGGCTTGGAAGAACGCTGCGCTGAGTATCACGGGCAAGGTATACAACGCCATCGACGCGAGCCGAAAGGAGTTTACCGATGAGCAGTACACGTCATGGGAGGACAACGTCGATGATTACCTCGCACGAAAGGGTGGCGAGCAGATTGTCCTGATCGACAACTACACAAAGGATTGGGTCCGCGCTACGGTAACGGCAGCAACGCAGACCGCCGCAGAAGCGGGTCTGGGCACAGATGACATCGCGCTACTGATGAGGGATCGATGGGGCGAACTGTCAAGAAACCGCGCCCTCCGAATTGCCCAGACCGAGATGAACTCTGCCGCCAACTACGCAGCAACGGAAGCCGCCACCGCCTCCGGCATGACTCGAAAGTTTTGGATCACGGCAGGAGATGCTCGGGTGCGACCGGGAAAGAATCCGAGACCCGGTGACGCCAACCATCAACGCCTTAACGGGGAAGAAAGACCCATCGGGGAAGCGTTTAGCAACGGTCTCATGCGACCATCTGAGGCAGGCAAGCCAGCGGGCGAGGTTATTAATTGTCGCTGTCAAATGGGCTTCTTGCCTTAATTATTTAACCAAATGGACCAGATAGAACAGACCGGTAAAGTGATCGAGGTCGGCAAACTAATTGCCGGAGTAATTGCCGTATCAATGGTTGTCGGCATAGCGACCGCCGGGTATAGCGAAATTCCCGAGCGTCTTGATGTAGTGGAAACGGCACAGGGTAGCATGATCGACAACTTCCGCACGATGGAGGACCGCATTGAAGCCGTAGAGCGCACACAGTCCGACATTAAGAAGGAGCTGCAACTCATTACTTGCCTGCAACTCGCCGAGGCCAGAAAGTTATCTTATCAGGAGTGCATCCAATGAAACGAGCCGCCGCCATCATCCTGCTTTGCCTTTTTGCAACTGCCGCACATGGACAGGTGGGCATTGAACGCGACCTGTCAGGCAACCAGATTGATGCCGAGTTCTTCCTTGAGGTGGCTAAAGGTGACGTAAAGGGTCACAGCGTACTCAATAAGTTTGGCGAGGCTGACGCCATCGGGACAACGTGGACGGTCATTACAGACAGCAAGACGTACCCAACGCCCACCTCTGCGGTATCATTGGAGATATTGTCCTCGTCCGATGTAGACAGCACAAGCAACGCGGGGGCGCAGCAGGTACTTATTCAGGGCATCGGTGCAGATTGGCGCGAGCAGACAGAGACGGTATCCTTGCAAGGTACACAGGCGGTAGACCTGAGCAATACTTGGCTGCGTGTATATCGGATGTACGTTGTTAATACAAACACATACGCCACAACGTCAACCACCAGCCATGACGGTACAATAACGCTTCGGGCAGACGGTGGCGGCGATACGTGGGCCGAGTTAGCAAGGGACGGGATATTCGGCTATGGGCAGAGTTTAATCGGTGCGTATACTGTGCCGAAAGGAAAGACCGCATTCCTGACCGCTTATTTAGCAGATATTGAGCCAACAAAGAACGCCAACATTGCTTTGTTTCAGCGTTGCGGAGCGGACGATGCAGCATCTCCCTTTGAGCCAATGCGAGTACAAGCACTTCACAAGGGCTTGCAAAATACGCTCATTATAACCAACCATATCTCACGCGGTCCGTTTGTCGGACCCTGCGACATAGGCTTTTTTGCAAAGGTGGCAAACAGCACCGCTAACATCTCGATCCAGTTTAACCTTGTCCTGATAGATAACGGTGACTGAGCATGAGAAAAATATCAGGAGCGTTGAGTATTTGGCTCTTGTTATAGCCGCTTACTACGCCGAACTGATACGCCTCGGCATACCGGAAGGAGAAGCCACGATTATCGCCGCAGCACTACAAGACATCATCTTTGAGGGGATGGGATGACCTACACCTACAAGCGAGAGGACGGTACTGTCTTTGAGCATTTCGCTTCCATCAAGAGCGCACCGCTCACCAAGTGTCCAACCACAGGACAAGAATGTCGCATTGTTATTACAGGCGGCAGCACGACCGTATTTAAAGGCGGCGGTTGGGTAGACAAGAAGTGAACCGCTAAATCACCCAACTGTATAAGGGGCATGGAAGAACTCGACGAGGTATACCGCAAGTGGAACAAGCTCGCAAACATGAGCGCGTCCGATCTTCGGGCGTGGTCCGAAACCGAGTGTAGTCGTTTAGCATCGGTAGACCCGGCGGCAGTCATCGCTCGCAATCTTGAACTGCTTGAAACCAAGAAAGACGATTGGACGGAGAAGCACATCAAGAACGCCAACCGCGCCATCTCCTTTATAGAACGAATGCGCAACGGCGAGCAGGGCGAACCCGCAACAGACGGATGCCCGAGCAAACGGGATATATCACTTATGAACTGGGCGCACGATCCGCGTAAGCCGCTCAACAAATCAACAGACACAATGAACGACAACGAACTGCTCATCGCCTACGGGGGCGAGGTTAAGGCTTTGGGTGACGGTCGAATCGGCGGCTATCTGGTGAGATTTAGCGGACCGACTGACCCCGACCTATACGGTGACTTCTTTACCAAGTCCACCGACTTCGGCATCCAAGCAACCCTCCCCGTTTACTATCAACACGGATACGACGATACGCTCAAGAATAAACAGATTGGCGTGGGCGAGATCAGTAGCACCGATGCAGGTCTCTGGTTCGAGGCGCAACTGGAAAAGCGCGACGAGTACGAGAAGATGGTGAACGAACTGGTCGAGATGGGTAAACTCGGCTACTCGTCCGGCGCGGTCGGACACCTTGTCAGCCGCAAGGACGCGGATAACGGGTCAAAGGAAATTGAGACATGGCCCTTGGGCGAAGCTTCGCTGGTTCTTAATCCAGCCGAGCCGCGCAACTACGTTATGTCTATTAAGGAATTTGTCGAGGCATCAGCCCCGGCAGCACAGGAAATTGCATCTGATGTAGTGGAGCCAGAGGCAGACACGGCAGAGGCGGGGCATGATCACCCTGCGCCAACTGCGGCAGAAGCCAAATCGGAAGCAATCGATGAAACGCCTGACATGGGCGAAACTCCACACACAGAACAAGAGGACAACACAATGTCTGAACACAACACAGACGTTCTGAAAAGCATCGAGTCAATGCTCGAAGCACAGAACGCTCGCTTTGACGCTATGGAAGAAGCCAAAGCCGCTCCCGCCATCGTCGAAGTACCTGCCGAAGCAAAGTCTGCTCCGGCTATTATCGCAAGCACCGGGGACTCCGAAGCCAAAGCCTACGCCGCATGGGTACGCGATGGTGACGCAGGCGCTCTGCGTGGCGCTAAAGGTTACGATGTCGATGGCCGTGAAGTTGAGATCAAAGCATCCAACGACACGGACATGAACATTACAACCTCCAGCGATGGTGGTGCTTTAATCCCAACGGGACACTTCGAAGGCATCTTTGCCAAGAAGTCCGAAGCCGACCTCACGGACCTGCTCGGTCTGACCCGCATCCCCGGTGTCGGAACGACTGTCAACGTGCCCTTCGACAACGAAGCAGATGGCGAGTTCGTCAGCACAGCAGAAGCCAACGGCTACGACCGCGATGCTCCGGCAGTCGGTCAGCAGGCGTTCACGCTTGTCAAGTACACGAAGAAAGTACAGTTGAGCGAAGAACTTCTCGAAGATGAGACGAGCAACCTGCTTGCCTTCATTGAGAACTTCGTTGCTCGCGGCATGGCGAAAACGAACAACAGCCTGATCGTTGCCGAGGCCGCTGCCTCCGGTACGGAAGCAAAAGTCTCGACCGCCGCAGGCATCGCCGCAGGTGAGATCGAGGACATCGCTTTCAACGATACGGTGCAGTTCTACCTCGACAGCCCGAACATCGCATGGCTGACCCGTGGCTCCACGTACGGCAACATCGCTGCTCTGACGGGCAACGATCGTCTGTACGCAGAGCAGGGCATCCGTTCGACCTTCGGTCAGTACGCCAATCGTCCGAGCCTGCTTGGATACCCAGTCATGTTCTCGGCCAAGGTCGATGCTGACGGTACGGGTGACAACAAGCCAGTTTTCTTCGGTGATTGGTCGCAGATGGGCTACTACATGGCTCCGACCATGAAAGTCCTGCGTGATCCCTACGGAGACGCTGCAACCGGACAGGTCAACCTGTTCTACTCATACCGTGTAGACTACGAGATCCTTCAGCCGGAGGCTATCGTATTCGCTCGCGTATCTAACACCTAATAGGTGGGTGAGCCGGGTAGTGTAAAGGCGCATACCTTTTCTCTCTCTGGGTGGAGCGGGTTCGATTCCCGCCCCGGCTCCTACATTCTAACAACCATCTGCCATGTCGCTTACCGTTACATCCGAACCGTCTGTTGAGCCAGTAAGCACAGCAGAAGCAAAGGAATGGCTACGTATTGATTCATCCGATACGAGCCAAGACGCTGTTCTAACGATCCTTATCAAAGCGGCTCGCGTCCGCGTTGAGGAATATCTGCGGCGGTCCCTGATTACGCGCACTTATTCGTTTGAGATGAACGGAGACGATATGCGGGACCGGATCGAAATACCCAGACCTCCGGTGCAGTCCGTCACATCGCTGACCATCTACGACGAGACCAGTGCAGGCGTGGAGACATCGTACACCGAAGCCGCTGAAAACTGGCAACTGGTCGAGGCATCCTATCTAAAACACCGCAATGATGGTTGGGAAGTTAACCGCATGGACCGCGCAGGTACGTTGGTATACGTTGCCGGATATGGTGACGCATCTACCGATCTTCCTGCTGACATCTTGATCGCCACACTAAAACTGCTTGCGTTATGGTACGAGCGCAGGGGCGATGAGAACCGCGACTTTGTCACAGAGCGGGAGTTTAAAATACTTGGCGAGATTGCCCACCATAGAACCATTGGCTACTGATGATCGGAGAAATGCGGCATAGGGTGGCGGTGCAGACTGCTACGGCAACGAACAACCTCGGTGTCATCACGGAGACATGGGCAACCATCGAGACCGTGTACGCCTCTGTGCGGACGCTGACGGGACGCGAAGCTGAAGACGCGAGTAAACCCGAGGCCATCTATACGCACGAGTTCACGATGCGATACAGGGACGATCTCGGCACAGCTGATACGCAGATGCTCAACAAGTATCGACTCGTTTTTCGCAGCGAGAACCACGATGTGCGCTCGGTCGAAAATGTGGACTTCCGCGACAAGTTCATGATCGTCAAAACAGAGAGGCAGGGCTAATGGCAAAGATTGATGTGCAGGTGGTCGGTCTTGAGAAAGCCCTCGGCGACATTTCCAAGTATACTGAACAGGCTCAAGATCGGATCGTACAGGAAATCAACACCACCAAGCAGTTGGTCCGTAACGATGCCATCAAGAACGCTCCGGTCAACAAGCAGAGCGGAAGCGGCATGGGTGCGCGTGGCGGTTCGCTTCGTCGTATGATCGTTGCCGAGCCGACCCGTAACTACGAAGCCTACGTTGTGAGCAAGGCGCACTACTCGGAGTTCGTCGAGTTCGGCACAGGTGTTTACGGAAATAATCCGAAGGGAGGACACCGTACAACGCCGTGGGTTTACTACAACGAGGCAACCGAATCATTCGTGATAACCCGAGGCAATAAGGCGCAGCCATTTTTGAACCCGGCAGCAGAGGCTAATCGCGCAGACCACCGCCAAAGAATGATTGCAGCACTCAAGCTAAAATGAAAGACCCACGCAAAGCCGTACAGGATGAGATATGGACCCTGTTAAATGCAGCAGGTGTCACGGCATACGTTAACCCTCCAGAGGGCCTCACGCCGCCCTATACGGTTTTTGGTGATGCAACCTTCATACCTGGACCGCTGACGACCAAAACAACCGAAGGGGCAGAGGTAACACACACTTGCATTTCGTGGGCAACAGACCCCAACACGGCGCAGGCTAACGCATCGACAGGACTTGCCGCCTTGACCGACCGTGACGTTGTGTACACGGTGACTGACTACGAGGTCTCGGATGTATACCCTGACTTCGGCGGGCCGATTTTACGCGATGACATGAGAGCAAACGAGGTTTACTGGGGAGTGCCGTACCGGGTGCGCTTCATCCTTACTCAGACTTCATGACACTTGGTATACTTACAACGCTATGGAAACGCCACGCTATCGCTCAAATTGTTTTGGATCACTATGCCCACTTGGACCTATCGCCTGTCCGCTCTGTCCGCTTAGCGGTCGGTAGCGAGGGCGATGTAAGCAGGAGCCTTGCAGAGCAGGCGGGATGGGAATATCTCGAACACGGCAACCTGCCGCTGTCCGACAAGTGGAACGCGGGCATGGCGGCGCTACGTAATAGAGTGGATGCAGTCCTGATTGTAGGCTCTGATGATATAATGACCGCCAAGGCAATACAGCTGTCTCTGTCTCACATCGATCTCGGCGCAGATGTGGTAGGACTGAAAGACCTCTACTATTATGACACCCGAAATAAGCAAGCGTACTACGGCGAGCGCCACAACCCCGGCGCAGGAATGATTGCCACCTCTAATGTACTTGACCGGGTAAATTGGCAGCCGTGGGATTTAGGGCTGAACAGATACCTTGACAGATCGTTTACCAACCGTATGCAAACAAAGGCATACCCTTGTAAGTTCAAGTATATATCAAAATGCCGCGAGCAAGCCGCCGACTTGGTGGACATAAAGACCGACACAAACATGTGGAGCGTTGAGCAACTGGCAGAGGCAACGGGTCGCATTTATTCCGTAGACTCGTCTGTTTTCGAAAACACGTTTCCCGACCTACGGGATAAATTAAACCAACAGGACAATGGCTAAAAACAAATCCGCAAGGGATTACTGGCTGTACGTTGCGACCTCCGCACCAGCAGCAGCAGACGAAGCCAATGATGCCAACTACTCTCTCGTAGGTCTGGCAACTGAGCATTCTCTGTCGCGCTCTCGTGGCGCTATCGACGTATCAACAAAGGACAACGGGGATGACTCGGCGTTCATCGCAGGACGGCGCAACCAAACGGTTTCTATGTCTGGTATCTTTGATCACACCGAAGATGCAGGATATACGAAACTTTCGGACGCTTACGAGGCTGCAAACGGTACGGTATACTTTCTGCTTACTTCTACCAACTCCGGTGATACGGAATGGTACGGTAGTGGCGTGATTACCGACCTGTCGCTTACATTTAGCGATGAATCGCCTTCCACGTTCTCGACTACCATTCAGGCATCTGGGACGGTTACGGAGGGCACAGGAACCACCAGCTAATCTGAACAACGATGAAAGACAACCATCCTGAAGCCGTAACGATAGAAGTCGGCGAGAAAGAGTACACGCTAAAACTCGGACCCGCCGCCTTTAGGATTGCAGAGATCAAGCACAATCTGACCTTTACGTTTGAGCAGATGGCAAGTCCAAGCCTTGCAGACCTTGCACGTATTGCATACGTAGGCTGTTTGGTGGACTCTCCAACTCTCAAAGAAGACAAGTTCATGATTGCTATGGCTAACTCCGACGAGGGCGCGGTACTTGCTGCCGTTGGAAAATCTCTGCGGCGCATGACGGATGGGCTGTCTGGCATTGGTGAAACTGATGAGGGAAAGGGGTAGCCGGGGAATCCATCTCCTCGGCTCCCTTTCCTGACTTAGTAGCCATTGATAAGATGTGCGCCGCTTATCTCGGTATGACACCATCGCAGGTCGATGAGTGTTCACTACGGGATATTAACGTGATGCTTGCAGGCGTTAAGGAGCGCATCGAACAGGATCAAGAATTGGAGTGGCAGCGCACCTTTGTGATAGCGCAGCAACTCGAAAACCTGATGCTGTTCAGGGCGGGCAAACGGCAGAAGCCTCTCGATGCCATGTACCGCGAACTCAAGAAACAGGAAACGCCTGTCATGAGGATGGCTGAATATCAGCAACTCCGACAACGGGCAAAAGCAATATTGGAAGATGGCTACGGTCGCACAACTTGACGTTCGGATTGGGGCAGACATCAAGTCGTTCCAACATGGCATGGCAAAGTTAGAAAACCAACTAAAACAGGTTGGCTCTAATCTTCGCAACACCGGACGTCAGTTATCGACCGCGGTCACGCTTCCCCTTCTTGGTATTGGCGCGGCTGCCGTAAAAGCCGCCTCGGATGCCGAGGAAATGCAGTCAAAGTTTAACACCGTATTTAAGACGGTGGGCGGCGATGTGACAAAGCAACTTGATGCTTTCGCTCGCGCGTCTGGAAGGAGCCGCTACGAGTTGCAGGGAATGGCGGGGCAGCTTGGCGACATATTTAAGCCGCTTGGATATACAGAGCAGCAGGCTGGCAATCTATCGGTACAGGTTGCCAAACTCGCTGTTGACCTCGGCTCCTTCAACAATATGCCGATGGACGAGGCGCTCGATCGTCTGCGTGGTACGCTCGTTGGTTCGCACGAGAACGCTCTTGCCTTTGGCGTTGTTATCAACGAGGCATCGCTCAAGCAGGAGTTGATGCGAATGGGCGCAGACAAGCTTACTGGAGCACAATTAAATCAGGCTAAGGTACAGGGGCGTCTTAACCTGCTCATGGCAGGGACAACTGATGCACAAGGCGATGCGATCCGCACATCGGATTCTTTTGCTAATCAGTTTCAAAGACTGAGAAATGCCACGTATGACCTCGGAGTAACCATCGGCGAACTTCTCCTGCCTTATGCAAGGGAACTGGTTGGTCGGCTTCAAGGAATGGTCGATTTTGTCCAAAATCTAAATCCAGAGACAAAGAAACTCGGCATCATCCTCGCAGGGGTAGCGGCGGCGGCGGGTCCGTTGGTGTTCACGCTTGGCGGCATTGCTTCGGGATTCTCTGCTATTATGCGAGCCGTTACGCTGACGATGGGATTGTTCAATCCTTACGTAGCAGGCTTGGCAGCAGTAGCGGCAATATTGGTGGGATTGTCTCGCGGCTCCGACTCTGTGCAGGCAGCGTTCAAAACGTTTGGAGATCAGATAACCACTTCGTTTGCACCTGCGTGGGAAACGCTGAAGACAGCAGTCTCTACTGCTTATGAGCAATTTGTTGGGTGGTGGGACACTAACGGCGAAACGGTGAAGTCCACCCTTGCAACTACTTTCAGCGGTCTTATCACAGCCATTGGTGGCGCACTTGGTTCGATAGCGGAATTATTTACTGCTGCATGGGATGCAGCGGAAACGGTAACAGAGGCGTTTGTTGGAGAGGATGGAACGCTCGCAGGTCTCATGGCTTCGGGTACTGTAAAAGCGGTAAACCAGTTGGGGGCATCGCTTGCACTTATTGCATCAACAGTTCAAACAACCGTAGACCAAGCATCAGGCACAATTAAGACGGTAACCTTCGGAGCGCAAGGCAAATATGCCGAAGCGATGGAGGCTTTAAAATCAATCCCGAAATCAAACATTGATGCTGTCCTTGCCTTCTTTGATACACTTGATACAGATATAACATCTAAGATAGATCCCAACACCGGTAAGAATGCGGCAGACGCAACGATGGGCGAGGGCGAGGGCAAGAAATCATACGGTGATCGCCTGAGAGAACTTCTGGTCGAGGCACTTGGTGGCTTTGATTTATTTAAGACTGATATTAAAGATCCTCTTGTAAACGACGAGGATTCGGTAAGCAATACGCTGACTGATACAGAGGGTGATGTAACAGACTTAAAAAACAGCGTTGATAGTCTTTTTGCCATCAAGCCGGATAATAAACAAATTATTGATGCTGTTTCGGGTATAAAAACACCTGCTGAAGAAGCGAAGCAAAAGGCAGAGGAAATGATTGCTGCTTTTCAGGCTGATGAGACAGACCTGAGATACATACAAGAGACTGCCGATGCAATCAAGGAGTTCATACCAACTGTCGATGAGGTCAGCAGGTTTTATCAATTACAGCACGCCTTCGGGTTGCTTGAGGAGGACTTTGGGGACGCAGCAACCGACAGCGCAAACGTTGCTCATCATGTTGGTAGAGTCGAGGAATTACTGAGACTTCTCAAGGTTGATGAGGACTCGCCATTCTTTAAGTTTGTTGAGGGTGTCAGGTATGGAGCAGAGCAGGTGACCATATTTTTTGAAGGTTTAACATCCTTAATGGCGCTTCTGAAAGCAGAAACGTGGATCAACTTTTTTGATACCATCGTTGGCATTGTAGAAAAAATTGGCGAACTGCTTGGATTAACAAGTGGTGCAGTGACAGCAGGTGGAACGAGCGTTGGCGGTGGTGCAGTGACAGCAGGTGGAACGAGCATTGGCGGCGGACCTCCTGATTTTACGGGTGGCGATCCCGGCATAGATATTCCAGGAAGCGATGGGCAAGGAACACCAACAGGCGTACCGGTAGGAACAGGAGGAGGAGGTGCAGCAGGCGGAGCAGGGGCAGTTGGGGCAGGCGGCATTGGCGCGTCAGCAGGCCTAACTGTTGCGGGTGCTGCTGCTATCAGCGCGGCGTGGCTTTTGGGGGTGCAATACCTCGGACAGTTCATGGGATCGACGCTTGCGAGTAACGCATTCGATCCAACCACATACGCAGGAGGAAATCTTGCTAACGCTTTCGGCGGTATGATTGGCTCGGGCGGGATTACGGGTCTTGACTTCGGCAGCAATTGGCTGTCAGGCTTACAGGGATATATGGGTACAGGTGGATCGGCTAACACCTCGGGCCGCATGAGCGGCGCGGGCATGACCACAAGCGGTCAGACCATCAATGTCAATCTCGACGGTCAGACTATCGCAACCGCGACGATGCCGTACTGGTCACAGGAGTTGGAGATTTACGGGACCAACCGCTAATGGCAATAGCAATTAAAAACCAAGCGGGTACGGGTGTTGACTTTGTAAAGGAGTCTTTCCGGTATGAGGATGCCGTTACACAGCGCGGCACATTGTCCTTTCAGGAGATTGGGACCAGTCCGTCATGCACGTGGGGAGAGGATGTGTTTGTTTGGGATGATGGCGGCGCACCTTTGCAGTTAGCAGGTGGAGGCAATCTCGAACTGGCAGGCGGCGGGAATCTTGAACTGGCGCAGCAGACTGTTTATTGGGGAGGAACAGTTGAAAGCATTTCAGAAACGGACATTACCGTAGGCGAGACCACGACTATCCGTTTTACTTACCGGTGTGTTGACTTTTCCGAAATTGCAGGAAGGCAAATTGTAGCAGATGCTACTGCCGCGCAAACTGCCGGAAGTTGGATCTCATCTTCAGTATCTTCGCCCGGTCTTTCTGGCTACGGTATAACCGCCGGGGATATAGATGATGGCGCATATATTGATTATATGCCGTGGAACTACGTGTCCTATGAGTTGATCTTTGACGAGTTGGCAGAGATCAGCGGCTTCTTCTGGAATATCGACAAGGACAAAAAACTAAACTTTCGATCCGTTGAAGCCGCTCCTGCACCTTTTGCAATCACATCTTCCAACAGACCTTATAAGTCGATAGAGTTCTCTACCGTTCGCGGCAGTTTTAGAAACGTTGTATATCTGAGGGCGGGTACAACGACTAACGAAGTTGATACCATTGAAGTGCAACGTGGCGATGGTGATAAAATAACATTCGTGGTTGGCGCAGAAATAGGCGCAACACCAACAATAGAAGTTGATACAGGCAGCGGATACAGCGCCCAAACAGTTGGCGTGAATGGTATTGGGACTGTCAGCGATTGGTACTACAACAGCGGATCACCAGTAATTACACAGGACTCGGCGGGTACTGTCCTTTCATCAACGGACAAAATCAAGATTACATACAAGGCAAGATTCCCGATTATTGTGAATGCTATTTCCGACGAAAGCATCTCGCAACGCGAGGCAATAGAATCCGGTCTTGGTCAGTACGTGTCAGTAGTGGACGCCACAGACGTAGACAATGCAGAAGCCGCTGAACTTAAAGCGCAGTCTATTCTCAACCAGTATTCACAGCCCCGTATAACCTGCCGATATACAACCGATCAGGTCAACATCGAAGCCGGGCAGACGCAGTACATAGACCTTCCTCAGCATGGTATTGATGCGAACTTCCTTATTGAGAAGATCGGCGCTTCGCTTCGCCATGACGGGCAACTATCCTTCGACGTTACAGCCGCCGCAACCCAGACCGTTGCCGGGTGGAGTTACTGGAAGCAGAAAACCCGGCAAGACCGTAAATTTGTCGTGCGGGACAATGAAGTGCTTCGGTTGTTAAACAGCGAGAAGGACAACGCAACCGCAGCCGATACCGCAACAGGAACGACCTATACAGGAGCCTACACAGTCAATGGCACAGACACATACATTGATGGATTCCATGTCGGATAACATACGACCACACGGACGGGTTACTGTCGAAGTCATTACCGACGAAGGCACGACCGTATACGAGCAGGACAACGTTGTTACTAACAATGGCGTGGCTCGGATTGCTGCTGTATGGGCGCAGGACTCGACAACGTTTCCGTCACACATTGGCATCGGCACAGATGACACGGCGGCGGCTACGACAGACACGGCGCTTGGCGCAGAAGTAGATCGTAACGCTATCGTCACAGACTTTGCCACTGGCGCAGTCGCTACCTTCAAGGCGTTTTTCTCTAAGGCAGAAGCCAACGGAAACACCATCGTCGAGTTGGGAATGTTCGACGCGGCATCCGGTGGCACTATGTTCTGCCGCTCCGTCTTGGCAACTGCTATTGTTAAGGATGCGACCAAGAGCATTAACGTAACATGGACTATAACCTTCGCTGACGCATAATGGCTACCACAGTATTCCCAGAAGCAGGCGATCAAATTACCGAGGCGGCATGGACCTCGGCGAACAAGACCATCTCGGTTGCCACAGAGTACCGCGTGAATGGGTACGCGCTGTCAGCAGGTACAGGTCTTAGCGTAGATATATCTTCCGGTACTTGTTTCGTCAATGGCTTTGAGGTGGTGTCAGACGGTACGCAGGTCGAGGCTCTGTCAGCCAGTTCTACCAACTACGTCTACCTCAACGACGATGGCACGTTCACGGTGAACACCAGCGGGACGCAGCCTGCTGATACGCTTTTTCTCGGCACAGCCACAACAGACGGATCAGGGGTCACGGCAGTATCTCACCTCAAGGACATCGCCAACGATTACAACGTGGCAAAAGTCAAGACAGCCGACGAGTCAGTAGCATCAAGCACAACCCTGCAAGACGATGACGCGCTCGTTTGGACAGCAGGCACAGGCGAAACCTACGAGTTGCTGCTTGTGCTAAAGATCAGCACCGGGTCAGGCAACCTGAAGTGGGATCTGAAGGGCTTCGGTACTTCTGACTATTCGTACCAAGAGGGCAACAGCATAATCTTCGCCGAAGCAGGTACTCCTGAGAACACAAGCGACACGGCAATCATTATTCGAAGCGTAGTTACAACAAGCACGAGCGGCACGGTTGGCTTAGAGTGGGCGCAGAACGTAAGCGATGCAAGCAACTCAACGATACAGGCGGGTTCGTTCTTGTATGCTCGGAGGTTGCTTGGCTAATGGCTACCACCGTATTCCCACAGACCGACGATACCGTTGCACGAACTGCGTGGCAATCGCTGAACGCTACCATTAACCGGGGCGATGATGGCGGCACAGCAGACACCGATACGGACCTGCTAAAGTTTGAACTTGACACAAGCGGTTCCAGTGCGACAAACCTAACACCTGATTACGTTACCACCCTGTCGCTTGACGCAGGCAATATGTATCATGTCCGTGGCTGTTTATCGGTAGAAAAACACCTTACCGATACCACGGATGATACTCTGAGAGCAGGCATATCTTTGGGGGCAGGTCTTACGGCGTATGTATCGGTGTGTAAAAGCACAGCCACACTTTCTGGCACTACCTCTTTTCTGGGTATTGCTACTTTCACAGGAGCAAGCGACGAGCCACTTATCATCGGAATCAAAGGCACGAACAACGTGACTTTCACGAACGAGCCTGTTTTGTGGGTGGACATGATTGTTGTGGCAGACCAAGACGCCGTTCTTTCTTGGTACTACGTAAAAGCCTCAGATGATCATTCCACGTGGTTTCGACCCGACCCACTCACCTATCTTATTGCAACACCGATAAAGGGATAGACAATGGCAACAGTACACGACTTAGCAGAAAACACCGCGCCGGACGGGACCGATCGGCTATACGTTACCGATGGCACAAACGACGAAGGCGTACAGGTTGCCAATCTGCTGAAGGGTAGCGGCGCAGAAGTACCTGCATCTAAAATCACTGGGACAATTGACGCTGCCGTTTTGCCTGTTACAACGCATGAGAAAGGCGGCCTTGAGGCAGACGTTTCTGCTTATGATGGACTGGTAAAGATAAGCGGTGGCGCAACGTCTGCGGTAACTGCTCCATCTGGAGATATTGTTGGCACAAGCGACACACAAACGCTTACTAATAAGACGATTGACACCTCGTCAAATACCCTTACCTTTGCAGCAGAGGCTAATCTGCAAGATAACCTGCTAACGCGTCCGCTTGTCAAAGACTATGCGATGGAGGTCTACGCTCACGGCAGCATCACCACAGCCACGACCATTGACCTTGAAAACGGTAACGTTCACACGGCAACGATTGGCGGTAACCTCACGCTGACGTTCTCGAACCCTATCGCATCAGGTGACGCCACAAGTTTCGTTCTTGAGTTGACCAACGGCGGCGCGTACACATTAACCTTTCCTGCTGCCGTAGACTGGGAGGGCGGGACCGCACCAACGCTGACTGCTGCTGGCGTTGATATATTGGTGTTCTATACACGCGATGGCGGCACTATTTGGCATGGCATTGCCTCATCCTTAGACAGCAAGTAATATGTTCACGCCCGAAGCACTTGCATCAAAGCAGACAAGAGCCGGTGGTTCGGCAGTCACGCCCAATACCCATGTTGTAACGGTATCGGCGCAAAAGGAATACATCGCAATTTATGATGTGCAGACACCATCCTCTATTACACAAACCGCAACTTACGACCTATCAGCCGTTGAGGGTGGGTCTGGGCGGATAAATGGGCTTAACAGGGGCGGATCTGCCGGGGTAGCCAGTTGTAATATGCCGCTACACGTTGTTAACGGGGTTGTATATTTTGGAATTAATACATCTGTGTATGCCTATGATGTGAGCGACCCTACCACCATTACTGAACTTGGCAGTCTTGACCTTTCTTCTTCTGGTGCGCTTGATATTACCATGTGCCTGAGAAATATGCAGCACGATGATCGTCTTTTTGCGCTTGAAAGGTTTACTGGTGCTACTAACCCGCAAATGTTCTTGATTGATATATCTGATCCATCAAGCATGACTGAGTTGGGTGATGTAAGCATTTCAGAGTTTTCTGGACAAAACGAAGTGAACTACATTTCAGCCGCCTCTGGTTACGATTCAGATAGTTATACTGACGGGTTTGTTGCTGTGCCGATTGACAGGGGCGTGAGAGGTTACGAAGTAAGTGGTGCAAGTCGCGCTGGCTTGAGTCTCATTTGGAGTGAAGATCATGCGACAAACTCAAGCGCCGCCACATCAAGAATAATTGGCATTGATATATGTACAGGGTTATATGCAGACAGCGTATATCAGTCCTGCGTCAGTTTTTATGAGGGAGGCAAGGTTGCTTTTACATATAACGGCTCTTCTACTAACACGCCGATTACTAATGCAGGGGTTCTTGATGATCCGCGAGGCATAAGAGCATTGGAGTATATGTCAAATTATACAGGCGACTTAGCAGCATTCTGTGTAGCCGCTTATGATGACGATGCTCTGGTTATACTCACAAACCCAGACAGTAACGGACCGATAACCGTTCGTGTAGATCAGTACGATTCCGCACTCAATGGCGTACAAAACATTGACGTATATGACGAGTGGATATATTGCGCATCCCTTGTTTATCAAGGTTTTTCAATGTGGGAATTAACCGGATCAACATCCGTGACCCTCGGTGGTAGTAAACAGGACACTACTTATCTTGGCCAAGGATTTCAGGTAGGAGTTATTCAGTAAAACAAAGACTACAATGGTATTCGTGATTGAGCATAGCGATGGCACTTTGCAGCATCCCGTTTCAAAAGCGGCGCTGAAGCACTTATTTCCGAACGTGTCTTTCCCCAGAGATTGGCATGGATACCAGAATGCTGATCTCGGAATATTCCCTCTTATAGAAACGCCAAAGCCAGAACATGACCTGACGCATCACAACGTGCAGGGCGAGCCTGTCAAGCAGGGAAATGAATACATGATGGTATGGCAAACACCCATTGCTAAGACTGACGAGGAAATGCACGATGCTTGGCAGGTCCGCTTTAGAAAAGCCAAGAACAAGGCGAAAGACGTCATCGAAGAAAGATACCCTGACTGGAAGCAGCGCAACATGACGATGCGCGTTCTTACCTTGCAGAACATCAACCCCCTGACCGATGACGAGCAGGCAGAGTTGGCAAGCATCTCGGCGGCGTGGGATTGGATCGAGGCTGTCCGCGCAGAGTCAGATGCTCTTGAACAGCACCTTTTAAGCATAGGACTTGTGGCGGCAAGGCATTATGACTACCAGAGCCACGCTTGGCCTCAATAACCCAGCGACACCATGTGGAACGTTTCCCGGCTTGGACCTGATGCACACCAGATACAGTTCGACGATGAGTTCCAAAACAACGACTGGGAGCAATGGGTACTCCTGACGGGTGACCGTCACTGGGACAACCAACACTCCGACTGGGCGCTACAAAAGAAGCACCTTGAGCTGGCGAAGGAGCGCAACGCTCCGGTCATCGACGTTGGTGACTTCTTCTGCCTGATGCAAGGCAAGTACGACAGGCGCAAGTCCTCGGATGCGTTGCGACCTATCCACCGGGGCGAGGAATACTTCGATGACATTCCGAACACGGCGGTTGATTTTTTCAAACCGTACGCCCACCAGTTCGCTGTCATCGGACATGGCAACCACGAAACCGCGATTATAAAGCATCACCAAACGGACGTACTTGCTCGCTTTGCCTATCGGCTAAACAAGGAGACAGGGTCTAACGTTCAGGTTGGCGGTTATGGTGGCTATGTCAAACTCCGCTTCGCCACACCGAACAAGCGGCGCAGCGTCTGGCTACGATATTATCATGGCAGCGGCGGCGGAGGACCAGTTTCCAAGGGGGTCATCGGCACGAACCGCCGTCAGTACTACGATGCTGACATTGTGGTGACAGGTCACATCCACGAACGGTGGCGCGTCGAGCTGGTCAAAGAATCCATTTCCGACTACGGGAAATTGTCACTTAAGCCACAGGTCCATCTTTGCGTGTCTACCTACAAGCAGGAGTACAACACGCAGGGCGGCTGGCACGTTGAGCGCGGCGCACCTCCAAAACCGCTCGGCGGGTGGTGGCTTCGGTTCAGTTTTGACATGAAGGCAGACCGAGTTGTCTTTCAGACGATGGAGACGCTCTGAGGCTTCGCAGAATCGCCCGTAACGAACGACCTGTCTTTGCCCGATAAGTTAACCGCATAAAAAAAGGACGCCTTACGGGGCGTCCTCTTAAGCCTTACGGGGGCAGGCCTGAGTGTCAACAAAGGGTTGACACTGCTGAAAACAGCCCCTTGATAAAGACGCCAGTTGAGCTGGCCTCTTTATAGAGGGCTGTCTTCCACGCTCTTTTAGGAAGCGTGCTGAACGGAAGAGTCACGTCTACGTGACGACCGTTCAGAATACCGTGGCAGTAGGATACATCCCACGCTGGATAATTAGGGTCAGACAAAAGTCTGAGTCTGGTAATCTCAAGGCCTTTGGTTGACCAGCATACGCTGGCAACTCCGCCTTCCTGCGAGCGGCGCTCTTTGTGGTAGGAATGACCGTTTTGAAGACCGTTAGTTTCCATGACTAAACCTCAAGGCTGGTTAACAAGAACAATGGGACAAGGAGAAACCCTTCCTCGTCTCTCTCGGTTGGTTATGGCTCGCGCCGTTTGTTGATATGAAGGTCGAGGTTTTTTTTGACATATGCACGCCCTTCACAATCTATTCACAAACCAAGATCCGAGGTGGCGTTGTTGATGTGATCCTGAATTGCCTTGTACGCATCCGTCCACGAGTAGCAGACCAGACAATCGTAGCCTACCTGCTCGAGCCTTTCAAGCCATGCCTTCTGGTGCTTGCTCGGTCTGTTCGGCTTAACCTTCATCTCGATGAACAGTCCCGCTGAGTACGAGTTGGGGACCGCCACGAAGATGTCGGGGATGCCTGCTTTCACGCCTTCGGCTTTCAGTTTGGCTGCCACCTTGATATGGCGATGACCGCCGTTGGGTATGGCAAAGACGTTGGCGAATAGTGGGTTGGTCCTCTCTTGTAGTTTTAGCGCCTTAAACAGCGCCACCTGCTCGCGGTGTTCTTGGTCTTTCATTATCGCAGAACCACGTATTCCTTGCCTTCGCCCAGCGCCGCGAAGTCACATTCCAGACCCGCAGCGAGCGCCTTGCCGATGGCGGTCTTGTCTGGGCGGCGCGTGATCTTGGTAAACTCGTCCGGCACGAGCGACTCATCGTCGATGACCACCGGAGCCTTCGCCTTGCGTACTGATACGCTGACATGGTTGGGTGTCTCTGCCTTCTGCATCCCGAGCATCTTCATCGACAGCATGATTCGATCTTTCAGACCATCCACCACACGGCGCTTGCTGTTAGCGCGAGCCTTCATTGTGTCCATGCGCTCTCGCAGGTACGTGGCTTTGGCTTCGTAGGCTTCAGCATCTAACTCTATCTGTGCGATGACCACGGCGTATCGGTCCATCTTAGCAAGTATATCATCTTCGCCTTGTGCGAGCTGGTCGAGCAGCGCCTCTGCATCCTCTGTTATCTCGCCGCCTGTCTGATCCAGCAGTTCCTCCAAGTTGGCAAGGTCTGCCAGTTGCGTGTGGGTCAGATCAAATAGGTTTTGGTTGTCCATTGTCTCTCTCTGTTCGTGTTATCGTTTCGGATAGCCATCGTTACCGTATCGGGAAAGCCTGCCGCGAGCCTGTGTCAATATATCGCCACAGTGCCGGGTAACTACGTCGAGGTATGAATCGGCAGCGGTCATACCTTCTTGTGGCCGTTGAAGGCAGGAAAGCACGATCCAACTGGCAACGTTCAGTTTTTCTTTCTGCGTACAGTTTTCCAATGCCTTCCCAACATCGGCAAAGACCTGTTGTTCTAAGAGTGTCATCGCTTTAGCCACCTTTTAATGGTTAGTATTGCCCACGCCTTA